CTTCTTCTTTTTCTTTTTCTTCTTCTTCTTTTTCTTTTTCTTCTTCTTCTTCTTCTTTTTCTTCTTCTTCTTCTTTAATTATTTTCTTTTTCTTGAATGTTTTTCTTTTATTTTTTTTGTTTTCTTTCTTTTTTTTATTTTCTTTGTTTTTTTCACTAATAATGTTTAATTTTCCTTGGATTATCCCTTCCATGTATGATCTAAGTTCAGGATGAATTTCGTTATTTTCGTTATTATTTTCTGAAAGAGCTGGAGAAACAGAGTGTGTTGGAAGAGGTAACTCTGTTTTTTGTAAAACCGAAGAATTTATTTTTTCCATAGGAGGTAATTCCTTACAAAATGTAATTAGTTCGACCTTTTGAAGTTTGGGAATGCGAATTTCTACTGAACGATTGTCATATCGTGGTGCATAAGATTGTGGTAATTGTATAGGATAATCCATCTTTTTTATTATTATTATTATTATTATTATTATTTATCGAAGAAAATGTTTATTTCAATTCATATTTTATTTTTAAAAAATTATCTAAATTTTCTATCATTTTAATTTTTTCAATATTGTAAGTTCTAAATTTTGTTTTGATGTTTTGAAAAGTACTCCATTCTAATTTACTAATTTCACGAATTTGATTAATGTCTTCTTTATCGATAGATGGAATAATAAAATTGTTGTCGTATATTTTTCCAATGTAATAGACATGTTTGTATAATCGATTATCTGTACCTTTAAATTCTTCTTTTACAGGATCTATGTCTAAACACTCATACATGATTGATTTGATTTTAGTTTCTTCAAATGTTTCACGTTTTGCACAATTCAAAGCAGTTTCGTGTTTGTCTTTGCGTCCTTTTGGAAATCCCCATTCGGGTTCGTCCCATTTTGATAAAAACGAATTCAACAAAAAAAGGTATGTATTGTTATTTTGCAATTCACTGTAACTTTGCAAAGCGTCATTGAATTCTTTTTTGAATTTACGATTCTTTTCTTTGTCTTTGTTGTGTAACCATAAATAATTCCACAACCATTCAAAGCTTTTCGTTTTTAAATAACTTATTTCATATTTCGTCATTTCATTTATTAAATTAGAAATGTATTCCATATCCGATGTGTTAAATAAACCGCGAATCAATTCAACAAATCCAAATGTGTGACGTCTACAAATCGTAACATATTCAATATCACTGTTTACAATTCGAAAGATTATTGTCCCATAACTTATTAATGGATTTGGACATTGTCTGTACAAATGACCAATCGCGTTGCAATTTATGCACGGTTTACTTTTCATATCATTTGATTTAAATATTTCTTGCCAGTTATTATTTCCTGTATTTTTTATTGACATGTATGTTTGTAAAAAATGATTTTTCTATTACAATCCAATACTATATTAAGAAAGATATTCTCTTTATATAAAAAATAAGCTTAGAAGAAAAAATGAATTTCCACACATTTTCCAATTTGAAAAGCGAAAATGAAGAAACACTTGAATTGAACAATCGCATAATGATTTTAAACGATTTACCTATTTCACAAAAAACAATAACAGATTTTGAATTGAAATGCAATCAATCTGAAGAACAACAGGACGAAACCGTTACAGAAGAAATCAATGAATTTACAGAATTTATGAATCTTCATCCAAATGTTTGCAAATTGTTCAAAAATCCAGACAAATTTTCAGTAACCTATTTCAATGATTTCATTGGATTTTTTAAATCAATTTGTTTTTCTGTCTTTAGAGAATTTATCTTGAAAGATGAATCCGAGCAAAATGAGTTTATCACGAAAATCAAAACAGAAATGATTGAACAAATTGAAGACTTTTACAATAAATATGAATATCGCAAATATGGATATTTGAAAACAGTTATGAGCAAAATTTTATGGCAAAATGAAAACCGTTTTCATAAATCAATTTTTCATTATGTGTCAAATTTTATTGGATACAACATATTAATTATTGAAGCATCAATGTATCCGTACGAAAATGTGCAATCCTTCTGTGGTTCATATTCATGGGCCGCCCCGTACAATGAAAACAAACCATGTATTACATTGCACCGTATGCAAAACAGATGGGGATCTTTTATTTCTGCAAATTTCAAATTTCATTTTGAGATTAATCAAGAGTATTTAAATGCGTATCTAGTACCAAAAACACCTGTTGAACCAGAAGTACAATTTTTGACTACTGAAGAAAAAGAAAACGTAATGAAAAAGCTGAAAGAATTGAAAATATATAATCTTCGAGAACAATGTGACATGACAGAGATTCCGATTGAGCAAAACGGGAAAAAAAAATTAAAGAAACAATTAATCGAGGAATTGTACGAAGCACTTACTGGAGATACTGTTTAATTTTGCATATTTTTTTTCAACCTTAACTTTAATAAAGATGAAAAAAATTACAATAATTGGAATTGGTGTTGTAGGAAAAGCTTTTTGTTCATTATTAGAAAGTAAAAACTGCTTTGAATTAAAAAAATACGATAAAAAGGAAAAATACAATGATTGGAAAGATTGTTTTCCAGATGATTTATTCTGTGTTTATTTATGTTTACCAACTCCGTACAATGAAGAATACAATGGGTATGATTTATCACCCTTTGAAGATGTACTTTCAAAATTAACCATAATGGATAATTTGTATTGCCCAATTATAATTATGTCAACAGTTTTACCTGGTACTGTCGATAAATTTCAATCAAAATTTACTAAGTTAAAATTAATGCACATGCCAGAATTTTTAAGTGCATCGACGTCTATTTATGACATGAACAATTCTATTTCAATTCAGCCAGTATATATTGGCTTGTCACAATTATGTCCTTCTTCGTTGATGAATGACATTCGACTTCATACACAAACTCTTTTTCCAAATAGATCGATATGGATTGTAAAAGCAAAAGAATCAGAAAGCATCAAATCTTTTATCAATGTCTTTTATGCTACAAAATTATCTTTGTTTCTTGAATATCATCGTTTTTGTGAAGAAAACGACATTTCATTTGATTTAGTTCGACAAGGTATTTTACAAAGCGCTTGGATTGATCCTATGCATACTATTATACCAGGAAAAGATGGATTAAAAGTTGGCGGAGAATGTTTACCAAAAGACACCCATGCATTAAGCCATGTTATGGGAAATGATTCTTTAGTGGAAAAAGTAAGTTTGATGATAAAAAAAAAATAATGACAATAGAATAACAATAGAATAAATAAAAATGTCAGACGAAATAGATAAAATTCATTTAGGTGATGTGAATGTTTTCAATCAAATGAAATGTCCAGAATTAATTGGAACTCCATCAAAAGCAAATGTGAAAAATGTTGTACAAAGCATTTCAAACAATATTGCCAATTATATTATTGCCTATCCATTTAGCGGTGTACAAACAGATTACGGTTATGGTGAAACTGAATCATCTGGTTTTTACAAAGGAAGAGATTATGCATTAGGATCTAATTATTTTGCAACATTAGGAGGAAGATGCAATGAAGAAAGTGTACCAAAATGTATAGGGAAAAAACAAAAAACATACATACGTAACATTCCAACGGGAAAAATTCCCTTATTAGGAGATATAAGTTTTCAAGGTTTGACTGGTTGTAATATTGACGGTATCACTGAAGGAAGAGGTGCTTTGCCAGGAATGTTAGAAGATATTTCAGACATTTCACCGAATGCAATGTTTCAAAGTCTTACCAGAAGAGGAAATTATGGAAGTGACAAATGTGAATTGAAAACATTTCCAGTAGGAACTCATATTTACGATCCAAATATGCAATGTTTAAAAGGTGAAAATTGCAAAAATAATAATAAAACATGGAAAATGAAAACGGCATGTACTCCTTCATATTCTTATTTAAAATCAACTACAGATACCAATGCTAATTTTGTTGTACCAGGTGCACCGAGTTTATTTGAGTTTTTTGACAGCAGCAATCACCGAAAACATAATAGTGCAAAACTACTTCAATATTTGTATTGGTGGAAAATTGTATTATTTGTTTTTGTTATTTTGTATTTCTTCTATATGTTTGAAAAATAATTCCATAATGCTTTTGTTGTATAATACATTTTCCCATTCAATGGATTTTGAAATTTCAAGAAGGTTTTCTTCTTTCAATTCATGTTGTTGAAGAAACATTTTTATGACATTTTCTTTTTTTAATTCATTTAACATTCGTTTTATTTACTTAGTTTAAGAGAAAATATTCAAAGCACTTTTTACATCACCTGGAAGCTCTTGAATTTGCGTGTTGTAAAAAGATTCCGTTTGTTGAATGTTATTCACGTCTTTTTGCGTAATAAAATTGACAGCAACCCCTTTTCGACCATACCTTCCACTTCGACCAATGCGATGCAAATACGTTTCAATCGATTGAGGAAAATCATAATTGATCACTAATGATACTTGTTGTACATCAATTCCTCTTGCTAGTAAATCTGTAGTTACTAACACACGAACTTCACCTGATACAAAACTTTTCATTGTATCTTGTCGATTTTCACGCGTCATTTCACCATGAATACACGATGCAGGAATGGTAAAATTCAATTTACGAGCCAAAATTTCTGCACATTTTTTACTGTTACAATAAATCATCATCTGATAAATTGTAATCTGTTCGTATATGTCCATCAACGTTGCAAATTTCGAAGTTTCATCTTGGAGGGCTACATAAAATTGCTTAATTCCTTCCAAAGTCAATTGTTCACGCTTTACTAAAACATTTGTATAATTTGGTTTCAATAATTTTGGAATGATCAATTTCATTTCTTCCGAAATAGTGGCAGTATAAAGTCCAACTTGTACATCCATTGGAATCATAGAAAAAACACTTTTCACTTGGGATTGGAAATCTGCACCAAGCAACTGATCCGCTTCATCCATAATCAAATGCTTAATATAGCGAGTGTTTATGTATGCTTCACGCATCAATTGCAAAATTCTTCCAGGAGTAGAGATTATAATATGTGGCTTTTTATTTTCCAAGTCTTTGATGTTCTCTGACAAATTGGTCCCTCCAGAACACAAACTCATGCGTATGTTCATAAAATTTGACAAACTTTGAATTACTTTAAAGACTTGCGTCGCTAATTCGCGTGAAGGAATCAAAATAATACCTTGCACTTCATCAGAATCTTCATCTAATTTTTGTAAAAGAGCAATCGAAAATGTAGCCGTTTTTCCTGTACCACTTTGTGCTTGGGCTACCAAGTCTTTATTTCTCAAAAAAGGAACAATCGCTCGTTTCTGAATAGGACTTGGTTTTTCGAATCCATATGCCAATACACCACGATACAATTTTTCATTTAATTCTAAATCATCCCAGGAATTGATTTCCTTGTCATCCATCACATCGTTGCTTTCTACGACGTCTGGATTTTCAATGTTTTCATTTTGTTTTTTTAGTTTGTTTTCATCTGTGAACTCCATATTAATTAAACGTATTAGAGATCTGCTTATATTTATATCCAATATTTAAGTTTCAATTAATTTTTTCTAAAAATTCATTCACTCGGAATCATTTTTTTTTTAGTTTATTAAAATAATAATGAACTACAATTTGAATTTCATACCTTTTCAAGAAAAAATCAATGATTTCATTGGTGACATTGATATTTTAAGCACTACATGTATCAATGAAAACAAAGATCTCACAATTGCAGGCAAATTGAGGACTTCCAAAACAAACATTTCTGAAAACTTGAAACTGATTTATTGGGCAGCAAATTCTCCAAATTATATACAAAGTTACTCTGGGTCCGCATTACCATTTCCTTCACGTGAAATAGCATATGAAAATACACAAAACAAAGGGATCATACCAATCAATGAAGATGGTTCTTTCTCATTTTCTTTTGATATTCCAAACGCATACTATGAATCTCTTGGAACTGTCATGATTAACCCACATATTAATTTACAATTCAGCACAGATTCTACTATTGGACGTGTGCATTCTATTGTAGTTGGAGAACCCATACCTTATCGTACATTGACTTACCCTAAAACACGCCAATCTTCTACGTTTTATGAGAGAAATCCTGAATGCAACAAAGCTAGAACTCAAAATGAAATATTACAAGCATGTTCTTATCCTTCTACTAATAAACAAGCAGATAACTTTTGGGGAAAATGTCCATCACATTAAATAAATTTGCTAAACGCTGAATTACCAAAACCAGTAAATCCTTCTACTTCTGGTTCTACTTCTTCCATTTCAGAAGGAGTCATTTCAGAATAAGATAATCGTGAATCTGCATTGTTATCTAAACGATTCATTTTTCGATCAACAATATAATCTACCAAATCACGTTTGTTTAATTTTCCATTACCATTTTTATCAGCTTCTTTAAACAATGTATCAAGTTGTTCTTCTGATTTATTTTCATGATTAGGAAAAATGGAATTGAATTCAGTTCGATTAATTTTATTGTCACCATCTTCATCATTCAATTCCATTTTTCTATCTACTACACCATCTTCTTGATTTTTCAAAATGTTCACATACTTATTTTTGCTTATACTTGCATTTTCAAGAAATTCTTCTTCCGAAATTCTACTTCTATTTTTTGATTCTTGTTCCTCTTGTTCCTCTTGTTCGTCTTGTTCCTCTTGTTCCTCTTCTTCTTCTTCTTCTTCATTATCCTCAAAGCTTTCCACAAGGCTATCCACTTTGTTGATTTCACCAAATACAATACAACTAAATGTTACTAACCCAAGTAAAACCCCTAACATTGCATCTTTCTGTAGGAAAATGGCAGTGATAACTACTGCGGAAATTTTGAATATTGGGGATGTAAAAAATTCAGGAACATTGCTCGATTTTAAAAGTGTCATAAAGACACCAACTAATAAAACAGATGAAATAGTCAATACTAATGAAGAATCAAATTTTTTAGGTACAAGTTTTGTAATTTCTTTCAAAAAATTTTCAGGGTTCATGTTTATTAATATATAGACATTTTTTTACTATTTGGTTATTCCGACATTTTACAAAAATGAATACTTCGGATATAAAGAAGTAAATCCTTCAAAAAATTCATTTGGTATCATTTCTTGTTCAAGTTCTTCTTGAAGTGACTCACTTTGTGCTTTCAAATTATCTTCTGTTTGATCGATAGGCGTCGGTTCACCTGGACGTCCTAATTCTTGTCTGGAAACAATACCATCTGAATTTGAGTCAAGATTATTGATAAATAATTTTGCACGGCGAGTACTAAGTTCTTCTTCATCGATTAAATTGTCACTATTCGTGTCAAATAGTCGAAACATGCTTTCTTTTTCAGGTTCAGATAAACTTTTGAATTCCCCGTCAATTCGATATGTATTAAATTCAGAACGATTAATTTTATTATCCATATCGAAATCATTCATTTCACTATCTACGGAACGTTGATTCACTTTTTTAATTTTTTCATCTATTATACCACTTTCGATCAAATATTTTTTTGTAGAATCAAATGAGACACCTCTACTTGGTTTTTCAATGGTATGGTTATATTCTGGAATAACAACAGTTTCCATCATATTTTCTTCTTTTAATTCATCGAATGATGCACCATGGGTTATGTCTCCAATACATTTGTTATACAATGTGCTGAAAACTTCTTTGCCAATAATACAACCATTGCTGTCTTTATCTTCATCAGTTGAAGAAGAATTTTCAAACAATTCATCTTTACGTAGTTCTCCGTATACAATTCCGGTAAACATGATCAACCCTACAATTGTTCCTACATTAAGATCAATATGTAAAGAAATTGCAGTAAAAAATACAGCAAAAATACGAAAATATGAAGATTTCAAAAAGTAAGGAGAATTTTGAGCATTTACAAAAATTATGAACAAAGAAGCAAATAATATGGATGAGACAAAAGTAGAATTTTTGTTTAATTCTTTTGTTATCGTGTTAAAAATTTTAATCATATTAATGTTTATATAAATACGAAAAGATTTTTAATTTTGATCGACTTTTTTATAATACACGTTTAACACATTTCATTTGATTTGAATCAAAATACTCATCTGAAGCACATTCATACATGTTTGAATTACCGTCCATGTTTAAAGTTTGTGATGGTGTTGGTGTAGTATCAGTCATTGGTCCTATCATCATTTCTTCGTCAATTTGATTTTGAGGCATTTTAGAAAAATCTATTGGTTGGCAAATATAACCATTATATTCTTCGTTGTCATTACAATCACTAGGTAATTGAATGTCTTTGCATACTTCTTCTGTCATATCGTAGTATTGTGAATTTGAACATTTAGGTGACTCTTCTTCTTCTTCTTCTTCTTCACGGAAAAACTCGGAAACATCTGGAATTTCTTGAAGAACAATCGTAAAAAACAAAATCAATGACAACAAAAATCCGATTTCAAATCTGTAGAACAATGTGGTTGCACATAGGAGAACAATTGCAATCCTATACCAAGAGTTATTTATAAAACGAGGTAGATGGTGTTTCTTCAACACAACGAACAATATACCGACAAATACTGAAAAAAATAAAGTTATTTCCATTTTCTGTTTATTATTTTAAATAGAAAAAAAGGATATAAAGACAAATCATTTATAATAATTCAAAACAAGTAAAAAAAAACAAAGATAAATGTCTGTTGAAACTGCAAGTGTTATATTTTACAACCGTCAAAAAGGATTTGGTTTTTTGAAAAACATTGATACTAATGAAGAATTGTTCGTTCACGTAAGTTATTTAAATGTGGAGGATAGTAATGTTTTGAAAACATTGAACATTGGAGAATACGTTGAATTTGAATCAGTTACCGTAAAGGAGGAAAATGCGTCCACAAATGACAAGCGTCATGCGAAAAACGTTACCGGACTTAGAAAAGGTAAGTTAATGTGTGAAGCTAAATATGAAATGAAAACCAAATACGCAAAGTCAGCTGAACCTGAAAATGTTTAAATTTAAGAAAAATGCGTTTCTTTTTTATATCGGGATTATTATAATATATTTGTTTATTTTTTGAAATATGAAACATCCAGTTGGTAATAAAACCATAAAAAACATGTCAAATTCATATGTAGAAATCATGTGGAAATATTTTTTCGAAATGAAAAATAAT